GTCATCGGGTGCGTAATTACTTGTAAAAAGCGTCACAAGGTCGTTTCGGTCGCCTCGCGCCTCGATAAGTTGGCGCAGCGGCAATCGGCGTGCGCCCATGTATACGGCTTCGCCCTCCGGCTCTGCACCGAGGTCTTGAATGCAAAGTATCGGCATGTTCGTATACTTTCGCAGGGCGTCTGCGCCGGTGGCGACTTCGTCCCAAATCTGCGCGGCGGTGGTTCGCGGCTGCCAGCGCAAAGGGCGGAAGTCTCCTCCTGCGTATATGGTCGGGCTATCTATTTCGGCGAAAAGCGCCATTACGGCCATCGCGAGGCTTTTGCCCGAGCCGGTGCGCCCGTTGATGTATATGCCTTTGCAAAGGTCGCCTGTGACGATGTTTCCTGCGGTGTCCTGCGCCTGCATTGAATGATCACCGGCTACCCATTTGGCGAATTGCTTGTAAGCCCAGCGGTTGTCGTCGTCAATCGTGAAGCGCTCGATGAATTGCTTACCGATGGCCTCGATGCAAGCCAGTACGTTGTCCATATTGTCGTATGTCGCGGTCTTGCCTCGGCATACTCCGTGGAGTGTGCGTCCCTCGGTGACGCGGTTTATTATGCTTTGTAAGTCCATTTTTCTATTCGTTCGGCGGTGTGTATTTTGAATTTTTCCATCTGTCGTTGACCTCGCGGCTGTCCGCGCTGTATGCCCGGCGGCAGCTCGGCCGGCTGCTCTGTGCGGCTGCTTTCTTGCGGATTTGATTAATGAGATGCTTCGCCGCTGCCGTATAGGTTTCGTGCGGCGGTTCGCAGGTGAGCTCCCATTCGTTCGCGGTCTCGGCTGCAAGTGAGCGGTAATCAGCTTCGGTAATGTGGAGCGCCATGCATGCTTGTTCGATGGCGGCGCGACTTCCGAAGTGTTTAGCCAAAAAGTCCCCTGCAGTCAATTCCTCGCGCGTGCGCGCATCAGCAACAACAAGATATATATTATTATATTCTTTAAGTGTGGCCGTTTGGTTGGCCGTTTGTTGCGCATTTACTTGGCCGCTCGTTTCTTTTTCAGCTTCGCAATCACTTGTTTCATTGGTATTTGCATAACCTTTTAACTTGGCCGTTTGGTTGGCCGTTTGTTGGCCGTTTACTTGGCCGCCAGTTGGCCGCTCGCCTTGCTCTGACTCTTGGTAATTATCGAAATTACAAATAGTTACAAGGCTAAATCGGTTGGTCGCCTCGACCTCGATTTCCCCGGTGGCTATCAGTCGCGCAAGGCAGGTGCGGATTGTCTTTTGAGATAGCCCTGTTTCGGCTTCGAGCGTTGCTCGTGATGTCACCAGGCTACCTTTCGGCACTTCGCGGCCTTGCCAGCGGCGGTCGCTGCTGTTGGCCTTGAGCAGCAGGTGCAGGAATAGGCGCACCATGTTGGTGTCGCTGTACCACTCCCAATCGAGCAGCCGGCGGTGTAGTTTAATCCATCCTTTATTTTCGGGCATTGCGGTCTGATGTTTTCCCGTCGGGTCGGCGGCGTAACTTGCGCGCGAGCAGCAGCGCTATACGGCGGCGGTTGGCTGCCTTGGCGCTGCTCCGCGCAGCCGCTGCCAGTGTCTCGGCGTAGGCTTCGATGTAGGCAGCGGCGCGGTCGCGGTCGTAGTTACTGATGGTAATCATTTTTATTTGAGCAGCAGTCTGCGTGCGCCTTGCGTCTCGATGTAATAATCATCGGCCATATCCGGGTAGTCGGCTTGGAAGCGTTTGGTGTCGAAGCGGCGAGTGGGCTTGGGCGAGCGCCATGTCGCGATGGTCTCTCCGTTGTAAGCCATCGCCTCGGCGTCCTTAAATGCTGCCTTGAGCTTGCCCTCAAGGTCGGCCTTGCGCTCCTCTAAGGCGTCAATCTCGCGGCGCACCTCCTTGAGGTCGCAATATGCGCGGTAGGTGTCTTCGTCGGCGGTGGCCGTCAGCCCTGCGGTGCTATGGTCGTACTTGAGTATTACGTCCTGCGGTGATACGGCAGGAGGCTCTACTCCACCAAGCACATTGTCGTGCCAGAAGCGCAGTGTCTCGTGCTTGAGCCACTCGTAAAACTCCGGCACAAATTGCAGGTCGCGATAGCCAAATTCGAAGCCTTTCGCTGCGGAAAGCCAGGCGAGGCTGCCATGCGTGTACCCTGCCACTCCGAGGTTCATCTGCACCTGCACAAACCAGTGACGCGGTATGTCGTCTTCGTCTATGACAAGGCGCGTGGTCTTGCATTCGAGGATGCCTTTGTTGTCATCGTTACGCGTTCCGCCGAGCCAATATGTGCGGTCGGGCGATACGCGCAACTCGTTGTGTTCCGCGTCCACAAACATAAAGTCGGTGCGGCTGTTGCGTATGATTTCGCGCCCTGTTTCGCGCGCCCAAAACTGCGCGACTCCGTCCTCGAGAATATGGCCGGTGGCCATAGCTGTATTTTCGGGCTTCGGCGCATCCAGTCCGGTCTTGCGTCTCCAAAGCTGGTAAGGAGTTTCCCACGGATTGAGGCCGACTATGGTCGCGACTTCGCTCGCACCGATGCCCTGCGTGCGAGCTGCGAGCCACTGGTCGCGGTCGGTGAATGTCAGTCGTGTGCGTTTCATTGTTTCTGTGTTTTTGCGGTTTCGTTTTCGACTTCGGCATCTTCGATGGCCGGACGTGTTGCGCCTGTGGCCATTGCCATTGCAGCGGCTGCCTTGGCTTGTGCGTCCGTGGCCTCGCGCAGCGCCTTGGCCTGTTCTTTGGCTTCTTTCTCGGCATCGGTAAAGGTTTCCTTGACGGTCGTCGTCCCCTCCTCGATGGCGTTGCGCAGTGCGCGAAGCTCGAAAATCATAGATTTGTCTATGTCGTCAATGCTGCCCACTCCAAGGTATGCCAGCAGTTGTTCCGGCTTGACACCGAGCTTGGCGTAGTAGCCCATTACATTCTGTCGGCTGCTCTCGAGGTCGATGCTGGTGCCCATGGCCACGCGCTTGGTCTCGTTGATGATTTTCTTCGTTACCGCTTTCGGTATGACCGCCAGCACTGCGTTGCGGAAAGCTATGGCCGAGGCTGCGTTGCCGGTGACAATCTGCATGTCGTCGCTGTAGGTCTTTCCTTCCTTGGTGGTGATGCGGCGTTGCACCTCTTTGCAAACGGCCACGTTGCTCTCGAGGTCATGGCACATCGCCTGCGCGGTAATCATTCGGCCATCGTTGCCGGTGATGCGCGTCTGAATGCGGAGGTTGCCCCAGGCGCTGGCTATGATTTCCGCCATGCGTACCGAGAGCCCCTCGATGACGGTGTCTTGCCCTTGCGCGTCTTTGCGGCGCAGGATATAAAAGCAGCCTTCGGCTGTCTCTTTGTCCATGGTCGCGTAGGTGGCTATCTTGTTGAGGACTTGTCCGAGGTCGCGAGGGTATGTCTTTGCGGTTGCGATTTGGATGTCGACTTCGGTGCGGTTGATAGCGGCCAGCATTTCGGCCTGCTTCACTTCGATAATTTCGTTGGTCATAATTTATAAAGTATTTGGTTAAAAATAGGTGTGTTATAAGCTGTTTTCAAGTGTTTTTATTGCTCGGCGCGTGGCTTCTTTCCGCAAGACCGCATCGGTGGTCGTCTGCGGATGTTCGGTGAGCCACTGTTCTATCTCCTCGCGGCGGAAATAGACCCGGCCTTGTCGTCGGTAGCTTGGTATTTCGCCGGCGGCTACGCGGTGGCGGATGCGGCTCTCGGAGACCTTGAGGTAGGATGCGAGGTCGGCGACATCCCAGACGTTCTTGGTGTTGACCGTCAGCGCTGTCTTTATGCTGTCGAGCGCGTTGTATAGTTCTTCTGCGTTCATCGTCATTGCTGTTGTTCGTTCTCTTTCTGTTCGCGGCGTGCATCGCGATGCTCAATTATGGCGGTGCGGAGCAGTTCGTATGCCGCTGTCGTCCCGATGCCGAAGCTGATAATGATTATCGCATCCACTCGCTGCATTACGGAGCGGATCAGGTTTCCGGCCATGAAGGCCAGCAGCGCAGCTGTCGCCGCAATCTGTATTGTTGTTGCTTTTTTCGGTGTCATTTCAGTGTTTTTTAGTATGGCCGTTCTATGCGGTTGTAGCCTTTTTCCCAGCCATCCATCCGGCTGTCGATGTCGTCTTGGCGCATTTCCTCGCGCAGTTCGGCTATGACCGGCCAGTCTGTTCCACAGCTCTCTGCCGGCGCGTCTTCGACCGAGTATATCTCGCTATCTCGGCGAGCTTGAGCCTGTTCGGCCTCGGTCATTCGGTTGAATTGTCGGCGCGTTATCATAGGGCGGTCGTTTTTGCGGTTTCGGCCTCGCGGCGGCGTGCCTCGCGGCGCCAGATGTCATACACGGTGCACTGGCGTGCAAAGCCGTATTTGCGTTGAAGGTATCGCTGCGCTTCGAGGCGGCTCTGTTGAGGGTCGCGGAGCAGCAGTTCATATTCTTCATAAATTGCGCGGTCGCGGTTTTCGCGAGCTTCCTGCGTCTTGGTCTTCTGTCTTAGTTGTATCATTTTATTTTTTATGTTGTTTATTTGTTGATTTGCCACTCGGTGCGGCACCGCCGCATACCTCGGTATAGTCGTGGACCTCAGCGTTGCCGTAGACTTCGGCATCGCCAAATACATGGGCGCAGCCGTACACCTCGGCGTTGTCGTATACCTTGGCGCTGCCGAATATCCATGCGTTGTCGTACACCTCGGCGCTGCCATACACCTCGGCGTTGTCGTACACCTCGGCGCTGCCGTATATCCATGCGCTGCCGAATACCTCGGCGCTGCCATACACCTCGGCTTTGTCGTACACCTCGGCGCTGCCGTATATCCATGCGCTGCCGAATACCTCGGCGCTGCCATACACC